GTCCCGCAGGGCGGTCCGTCAGGATCGGCTGACGTCCGGTGCAGCGAATGCGGACAGCCGTGCGAGGACGGCACGTACGCCTCGATCGGCCTCGGTGAGCTGACGTTGTGGGCGGCACACTTCGACACGTGCCCCCAGGGGGGTCGCTGATGAGCAGGAAGAGGCCCGTACCGCGACTCATGTCGGCCGACCGTCTCGCGATCTTTGAGCGCGACCGATGGGTGTGCGGCGAGCCGGTCGATCGGAACGCTGACCCAACTCGGGATGACCGGGCCCCGAACGTCGATCACATCATCCCGGTTTCGGATGGCGGGACCAACGATCCGGCCAACCTTCAAACCGCTCACCGGGGGTGCAACACGGCAAAGGCCGCCAGAAGGCCGTGGTGGACCGTCTGACGGCATGAAGGACCCCCCCTGGACTGGTTACCCAGGGGGGTTCCCGAAAGGCGCTCCTACGGCCACACAGGGGCTCCGTATCCGGCTTCCCGGTAGGCGTCCCGCGCGTCGAGCCGCTCGTGATACCTGTCGTAGCAGTCGTCGGAGCAGAAATTCGACTGATCGGCCGGATCGTCCGACGGCGGCCGGCCCTCGATCGGGGTGAACTCGTCACCGCACTCGCTGCACCAGGCGCTCATGATCAGTACTCCTTGACGGTGCGCGGGCGGATCGCGTCGGGGATGTAGACCCAGGTCGCCGGCCGGCCGGTCTTGGCCGACCACTCCTCGCGGTACAGGCGGGCGTTCCGGATCCGGGCCTGTTCCTCCGCGGACAGCGGGGTCACGAACCGCATGGGGACGACGACCGGCTCGCCCGACGGCCATTCGGGGGTGCGGACCAGCACGACGGCCAGGAACTGCCGGTCGTCGTCCACCGGCACCTTCCCCAGGCCGGGGACCGCGGTGCCGACGAAGTCCCGGTATCCGGGCGCTCCCTTGACGAGTACGTTTTCCATGATCAGATCCTTCCCTCGGTGGTTCAGCGGCAGCGACGGTAGCCCTTCAGGCCGAAGCCGAGGACCAGGACGATTCCGTACAGGACCAGGAACTCCATGATCAGTGCCTCGACTCTCCGTAGCTGTGGTGGACGACTAGCTCACGATTAAGGTATTCCCCCCGGGCAATGTCTCTAACCCTCTCCCGGGAATCGACCTCCGACTGTGACATCCGGCGGAGCGACCGAAGCCACTCCGCCACCTGTCTGTCAGACACCCCCGCACCCCCTAGGGCTTGTACCAGACGGTCTTACCGGAGATCATCACGACCTCGGACCAGAACACCGCCGTGAACGTCTCCGCGTCCACGAACGCGCTCCCCTTCCAAGGGTCGTACACCGCCCGGCGGAACCCCTCCAGGGACGTCAGCGGGGGCGCCCCGGACCAGCGCTGCACCTCCTCGCCCACCACCCACGCGTGGACGTTCCGGACGCCGTACTCCAGGCACCGCCGACGCCCCCGCTCGTGGACGGTGAAGCACGCGTTCCGCAGCAGCACGTCCGACCCATAGGCGATCTTCTGGCCGGGCACCTTGATCGACAGGCAGTCCCGGTCGCCGGCCGTCAGGCGCGGCAAGTGCGTGTGAACCCAAGTGGTCATGATCTTCACTCCTCTCGGCTGATCCTTCGGTGCCGGACCCCGGCGGGGACGGGGCCCGACGCCCACTGATCAGGCAGTGAGGCGGACGTCCGCTTGGCTCGCGATGTCGAAGAACGCCAGTTCGCCCCGCTCCCGGGCGAGCGCCAGCGCTTCGGTCTCGGAGGCCAGCCAGTCGGACGGTTCGATGTAGAACCTGCCCCCGTCCGTCCACCAGCCGATGAACCGGGTGTCGGGGTACAGGTGGACGAGGGCCCCCAGGACCACCGCCCGGGACGCCATGTCCACCGGGCAGACGAGTCCGCGGTGGCCGTGGCCGACGAAGTACCCGGACTCCGGGAGCGGGATGTCCCGGGCGGACATCCGCACGGTGCCCCCGTCGGGTGAGGCGAGGATCTTGGTGGCGATTTCGTTCAGGTTCACTGTCCGGCTCCCTCTCTCGGTTCCTACTTGGAGTATTCCCCGGAGGTATTACCCATAAACCTCCGGGGGGAATTCAGACCCGGGACCCGCGGGTGCCGACACCCGCGATGCTGTCCCGCCATGCCACCCACGTCACCGCCTGGACGGTGGACGGGAGTTCACCCAACGACCGGGCAGCTCGCCGGTAGGCGTCCGCCACCAGCGCGTACCGTCCGTACGCCGACAGGCCGCGCTCCCAGTCGCCGAGGGGGATGCCCACGCAGATGTCGTAGGCGTGCCGGTCGATGCACACCGCGTCCGCGTCCGACGGATCGGCGATGCACCGGTAGAAATGACCGGTCTTGCGCCGCATCGGCAGGACGTCCTCCGGGTTCTCCCCGGCCATGATCCGGTTGGCCTTGCTGCATGAGTCGGTCGTGTGCCGCCGCGCCGTACCCGCGTCAAAGGCGTCGCAGGCCAGTTCGACGTTGAGCCACCAGGACGTCTGGGGGGACAGGGCGGCCAGCACACCGGCGCCAGTGCGGACGTCACCGTCGGCGATCATCTCCGCCGTCCGGTTGGCAGTCTCGTACCATGCCCGGCCCGCCCTGTACTGCGCCTCGGACGCCGTGACGAACACGGACGTGATGTTCCGGACGTAGTAGGCGACGGCCCCGTCCTCGGGCTGGATCGGGATCATGCTCTTCCTCCCTCGGTGAGTTGAGAACCTGGACACCACCCCCGTGCGAGACGGGGATGATGTTCAGGCGCTCACTCGGTTTCTGCGACGTGGCGGTCGGTCTCCCAGTGACCGGCCGCCCGCTCGATGATCACCGCCGCCACTTCCGGCTCGAACGTGAGCAGGAGGTTGGCGATCAGGTCCTCCGCGTCCGTGGAGTCTCCGTCGCCCTGGTCACCGACGATCTCCCGGAAGTGGTTCAGTGCGGACACGGCCGCCGCCTTGCCCTTTCGGCTGTTAGCCATTCGGATCATCTCCCTCGGTTCCTACTTGAAGTATTCCCCGGAAGTGTTACCTACAAACCTCCGGGGCCAAGATCTTCCTACCGGCCGATCGCCGCCCGCCACACCGGCGACAGGTTCCGGCGCGACCCTGCCAACCGGCGGGCAGCACGCTGCGCCGGAACGGCCGACGTGACGAACCCGGGGGCCGACTCCTCGGGAATCCACAGGAACTGGACCTCTGTGGCCCTGGTCCCCCGGCACACCATCCCGCGACCGACGGCGACAGGGGCCGGGATCGGGCGGCCACAGTCCTCCGCCAGGTAACGCCACGCCTTAGGGCTGTAGTTGATCAGGATCCGGGTCCCGTAGGACTCGATCACCTCGGATCCGCCCGACGCCCGGTATGTGGCCATCTGTGCGAACGACAGCAGCCTGATCTTGACGGCCCGGCCCATGAATGCGATGTCACTCAGCGCTTCCAGCGCCCGGTACTGCCCCTGCGGCTTGCCGCGATCAAGGGCCCTGAGGCGGGACGTGGTGGCGTTCATCTCCTCGAATACCACCAGGATCGGGGGGCCGACCGGCGCGTCCTCCAGCGGGCCACCCCATGCGTCGACGACGGCGTTCCGCCGGTGGACCTCACGCCCCAGGTTGACCAGGGCGTCACCCACCGACGGAACGTCCGGCGCGTAGTGGACCAACGGGGCCAGACCCTTGGCCCACCGGTGAGAGTGCCGCTTGACGTCCAGCACGACCACCAGATCACCCCGCGAGAGGCGTTGGGCTGCCACGGAGCGGGCTACGGCCGACTTCCCGGCCCCCGTACTGGCGGATACCAGGATGTGCGGCGAGTCGACCGACAGGTCGATGTAGAACGGTTCCCCGTCGCCGTCGACGCCGAGGAACACGGACGATTCCGGGCACTGGTCCAGGAAGTCGGTGGCCTCACTCAACGGCAGGATGGACGGGAATTCGGACTGCGGTGTGCTCGCCCCGGAATACGGACCGGGGCCGTTCAGCCAATCCACTACGATCACCCCCTGTGGGAGTAGGGATCGGGACATCTGTCAGCGATGGGGGACGCGCGCACGCGCCAGTGAGGGGCCTCCCTATGGCCGCGCGTCCCCCTACCCGGCCGGGCGACAGTGAGGGAATACCCCTGTGGCGCCCTACCGTGTGGGTTGCTGAGTGGAGGCAGCAGGATTCGAACCTGCCGACTGCGCCGACTGCCTCCTGGACCGGTCTGGAGCGGGGGGACCGGTAACCCCTACATCTAGGTATTACCCCGTGGAGTACCTGATCAAACCAGCCACTTCACGGGAACCTCGGACACCCATTGCGGCAGGATCACCGCACGCTGCGGCGGGAACTCCCGGCCGCCGTTCACCCAGATGAACGCCGACGACTGTCCCCGTGTCTCGCTGGTCATGGCCCGACGCGCCTGACCGGCGAACATCTGCGAGTGACATACCCACGCCGCCTCTTCGCCGTGCCGGTCGAATCCCCGGCCGGACCGGAAGTGCCCGTAGTAGTCGTGGACGGCCCGGAACCGGTTGTTCTGCCCCGGGGTCAGGATCGGGTGACGCTGGTCCTCCTGCGTCGCGTACACCGCGAACGATCCCCGGCGGATGTCCCTGAACAGCTCCGAGGCGTCCGCGTACGGGTCATCGTCGGTGAACGTCACGCGGACGTCCCTCAGCAGCCACCGGTACTGGTCATCGATCTGTTCAGTGAAGCGCCGGTAGCACTCCGTGACCAACGGCGTGATCTTGTCCGGCGCCGACAGGTACAGGCGACCGATCGAGGTACCGACGGACGGGTCTGCCATGATCTTGCTGTAATCCATGATCCACTCCTTCCTCGTAAGTCCATGACCGACGACCGGTGGGGACGGCCGACGATCACGGACCGGCGAGTCAGATGCGGGTAGCGATCACCACATCGGTCAGGCGGTGCCCTCCCACGGTCTCCTCCCACGCCCACCGGAACGAACGGCCCGGCCCCATGCGAACCCCGGACACGACCGGGTCCCCGTAGTCACCCCTCAGGGTGGCGATCAGGCGCAACAGCTCCCGTTCCGACATGACGTCGTCGGTCAGGCTGGACCGCGTGCCGACGGCGACCCCGCACTTGTGGGACCCGTTGGTCAGCGTGCGAACCCGGTACCCGATCAGGTCGCCCCCGCCGGGGCGGGGTGCGGGGAGGGTCATGTACACGGAACCGTCCGGGTCCCGGATCTCCTGTGACCCGTCGGGGTTCGTGATCATCGACATGATGGCCAACCTCTCTCGCTTGGGTGTTACGCCTAGGTCATACCCGGAGTACTGCCCGGCCAAACCACCGACCGGATACATGCACGTACAATCAAGACATGATCACTGTCACGTCCCGGCCGACGGCGGCCAACGTGATCTTGGCCAGCCACGCGCCAGCGGCGAATGACGCCGTCAACGCGAGGTTGCGCACGACCGTGGAAACGATCAAGCGGACCATGATCACTACTCCGTTCAACTTGGACCGTAAGGCCGTAGGGCGTGCCCCGACTGTGGCCGGGTCACCCCTATGGTCCGGCGGTCTAGTTGGTGCCGGTCTCCTCGAACCCGGGGCAGGTGCAGGTGTCGCCGCGGTGCTGGCAGGTGTGGCAGTAGGGCTCCGGGGCGTCCAGGACGATGGCGGTGTAGCCGTCCCAGAGTCGGCCGGATCCGGGGGCGGTGATCGTTCCGGCGCTGATGACGGCGCGGTCGTAGGTCTCGGCGATCATGAACACGGGGATGGACGACTGGTCGTCCAGGTCGGCCATGAGGCAGGGGTACGCGTTGGACTGCATGACGATCACTCCTTGATCGGTTCAACCGGGCTGGATCACTGGGGAGTTGGAGGGAACCACCGACCGGGGCCGGTAGCTCCCCTCAGCCACTCAGTGAAGGCCGTACGCCTTGAACAGGGTCACTCCCCTGGTCAGGTGGGCCACGGGGACCGTGACGCTGTAGTCCGTGCCGTGCCAGACCACCGTGGCGACCGGACCGGGGGCCGTCCAGCCGACGGGGGGGAGGGACTGGAGGGTCACTTCGCCCGTGACCCGGGACGCGGTGACTGCCCAATCCGGCCCGTCGATCATGCGGACCACGCCCACGTGGACGCCGTCGGTGACGACTCGGCCGACCATGCTCAGTGCGTGCAGGTGCTCGCGGGTGGGGAAGGGGGTGGGTGCGGTGTCCATGGCCGGTACTCCTTGATCGTTGGTGAAAGTCCTTACTCCGTAAGGATTCCCGCCAGGCATTACCCCTAAACCTGGATCATGGGAAGTTGGGGCATGGATTTAAATACGTGGTGGCACATACCCATACATGAGGGTGCAATGAATGCATGTGCATGGGGTTCGCAGTATGCAGGTGCGAATTCGCTAGCAAATGTGCATGTGTGAATCGCAAAGGGATTTGCAGGTGCGCAGGTGCAAAGGTGCAAAGGGGTTTGCTGGTTGCTGTTGCAAAGGGTGCAAAGATGATCATCGGGCCCAGGGACGGTCCGATTTCTACCGAATGACAAAAAAGTAAGAGTAACACCTGTAGGGAATACCCGAGAGTGGGAGGCGACTGTGCCCGAGGAACACCCCGAATGCCGCTGCACGGTGTGCGGCTGCTGCCGGCACGACCACGGCGGATGGCGCCACGAGTGGACAGGAGAGCGCGATGCCCAGGAAGCCTGACGTGTCCGTCGAGAAGTCGGACGGCGACCCGATGGCGGCCACTGCCGCCGGTAAGGAGCTGGAGCCGCTGCGTGCGTCGCGGGCGCCGGCGAGGAAGGGGCACCTGGAGCGCGGCTGGGTCAAGCACCGGCTGATCCGGGACTTCGCGCTGGGCGAGAAGACGGGCCGGGAGCTGGCGGAGATCTACGGGGTGTCCGCGAACAGCATCTCGACGTTCAAGCGCCGGTACTCCCTGGAGATCGAGGAGGTCCGCAACAACCTGGCCGACGAGTACGCGAGCGTGTGGGTCGCGGACAAGATGAAGCGGATCGCGGAGTACCAGGAGGCGGCGGAGAAGATGGCCAACGGGTCGTCTCCCCGGAACGCGGAGGTGCTGGTGTCCATCCTGAAGGCGGTCGCGGAGGAGCTGGGCCAGCTCCCTGCCCGTACGCAGGTCAACGTGTCCACGGAGACGACGGTCTACGAGATCGTGGGGGTGTCCGCCGATGACATCTGACCTGGTGGTGGCGTTCCTTCTGGGCGTTCTCACGGGCCTGGCCGGGGTCGGTGTCCTGATCCTGGCGAAGACGAGGGGATTCTGACGTGAGCATGACTGACGGGGTCGATGATCTCATCACGGCCACGCTGGAGCGGACGACGGCGGAGCGGGCGGAGCAGCGCCGGCTGGCGAAGCTGAAGGCGCAGCAGAACTCCAACCGGCCCCGGCACCGGTACCAGCCGTTCGGCACCGCGGTGGACGCCTTCAAGTTCAAGGGCCCGGAGCTGCTGTACGCCGGCCCGGCCGGCACGGGCAAGTCGAAGTGCCTGCTGGAGAAGCTGCACGCGGTGGCCCTGAAGTATCCGGGGATGCGCGGCCTGATCGTGCGCAAGACCCTGGCGAGCCTCGGTTCGACGGCGCTGGTGACGTACGAGGAGCACGTCGCGAAGGAGCACCTGGCCAACGGTGAGGTGTCGTGGTTCGGCGGCTCGGCGAAGGAGGCGGCCTGTTACCGGTACCGGAACGGGTCGCGGATCGTCGTCGGCGGCATGGACAAGGCCATGAAGATCATGTCCTCGGAGTACGACGTGGTGTACGTCCAGGAGGCCACCGAGCTGACGGAGGAGGACTGGGAGGCGATCACAACCCGTCTGCGCAACGGCAAGATGCCGTACCAGCAGATCATCGCCGACGCCAACCCGGACGTCCCCACGCACTGGCTGAAGATCCGGTGCGACCTGAAGAAGACCCACTACATCCGCTCCCGGCACGAGGACAACCCGGTCCTGTTCAACCAGGGCCCGGACGGTCCCGGGGTGCTCACCGAGGTGGGCAAGGCGTACATGAGCAAGCTGGACGCCCTGACCGGCGTCCGGTACCAGCGTCTGCGCAAGGGCATCTGGTGCGCGGCCGAGGGCCTGGTGTACGAGGAGTTCGACCCCGCGGTCCACCTGCACAAGCGGATCGGCCGGCCGCCGATCTCGTGGACGCGGTACGTCACGGTCGACTTCGGCTACACCAACCCGATGGTGGTGCAGTTCTGGGCGGAGGACGAGGACGGCCGGCTGTACCTGTACCGGGAGCTGTACGAGACGAAGATCACCGTGGAGGACATGGCGCCCAAGATCCTCAAGGCGATGAACCTGACCAACGAGCCGAGGCCGCGGATGATCATCTGTGACCACGACGCGGAGGGCCGGGCCACCCTGGAGAAGCACCTGGGCATGTCCACCAAGGCCGCCAAGAAGACCATCGAGGACGGGATCCAGGCGGTCAAGATGCGCATGAAGCGCTCCGAGGTGGACGGCCGGCCGCGCATCTACCTGTGCGAGGACGCGATCGTCGAGCGGGACAGGGATCTCGCCGACCGCAAGAAGCCCACCTGCACGATCGAGGAGATCGTCGGCTACATCTGGGACCGCGGCACTACCAAGGCCCAGCTCGACGGCAAGCCCCCCAGGGAGCTGCCCGTCAAGGAAGATGATCATGGCTGTGATGCCATGCGGTACATGATCGCCGAACGAGACCTGAGGAGCCGGCCCCGTGTCCGCACCATCACGTACTGACCCCGACCTGACCCCGCTCCCGGTATGGCGCCAGCACCTGGCCCGGTATCGCGACACCTGGCGCCGGTCGAAGGATCGAAGGAAGGCCGCCCTCGCCGCCTTGCAAAGTGCTGTTACCCTGGGGCTGTCCCTTGCATTCTCAGGTGCAGGGGCTACCCTGATCTCGTACGGGGTGTGGGAGATGCACCGGCCGGCCGGCTACATCACCGGCGGACTCATGTGCTGGCTGCTCCAGTGGAGCCGCGAGAGAGACCGAGGGAGGGTCGAGTGAGCGTTCTGGGCAACCTGGGTACGTTCCTCAACCGTTCCCCCGTCCCTCAGGCGCCCAAGACCGGCGGCCGGGAGGTCTTCAACGTCCTCTCGGGCCGGGGGGCCTCCACCGAGTCCAAGATGAAGCGCGGCATGGAGCAGTACGGCGAGGTCTCCTCGGCGTTCGGCATCATCAGCCGCCTCGCGGAGTCCACGGCGGACCAGCAGTGGCACCTGTACCGCAAGCAGACCGACGGCCGGCGCGTCTACCGGGAGACCGAGACGCGCACCGAGGTCACCCGACATGCAGCGCTGGACCTGTGGGCGAACCCGAACCCGCTGATGGACACGATGGAGTTCGTCGAGACGGTCACCCAGCACTACGACACGGCCGGCGAGTGGTGGGCGGTCGCCTACTTCGGCTCCACCCGCGCGGCCGGCCCGCTGGAGCTGTGGCCGATGCGTCCGGACCGTGTCCGGATCGTCATCAACGACTCGGGGGTGCTGACCGGGTACATCTACGTGGGCCCGGACGGCGAGCGGGTGCCGCTGGAGAAGGACGACGTGATCCACGTCAAGCGCTCCAACCCGCTGGACATCTACCGGGGCCTCGGCCCCATGCAGGCCCTGGCGATCAAGCTGGACAGCAACCGGCTGGCCGCCGAGTACAACCGGAACTTCTTCCTCAACTCGGCGGAGCCGGGCGGCATCATCGAGATCGAGGACCGGCTCGACGACGACGAGTTCCGTGAGCTGGTGCACCGCTGGCGCGAGCAGCACCAGGGCGTGGCCAACGCCCACCGGGTGGCCGTGCTGGAGCAGGGCAAGTGGGTTGAGCGCCGCTACTCGATGCGCGACATGGCCTTCCCCGAGCTGGCCGAGATCTCCCGCGAGGACATCCGGGAGGCGTTCGGCTACCCCAAGGGCATGACCGGCGCCACCGAGGACGTCAACAAGGCGGTCGCCGACGCCAACGAGCGCATGTTCGGCCGGTACCTGATCCGGCCCCGCCTGGCGAAGCTCCGCTCGGCGCTGAACAACCAGCTCCTGCCGATGTTCGGCCAGACCACCACGCGCGGCCTGGAGTTCGACTTCGACGATCCGGTACCGGAGGACCGCGAGGCCGACTCCCGGGACCGGATCACCAAGGCGCAGGCGCTGAAGCTCCTGGTCGAATCCTCCATGGACTGGGACGACGCCCTGGAGATCGTCGGGCTGCCGCAGGCGAAGCGTGACGAGATGAAGCTCCGGATGGCGCAGGAGGCCCACGAGGCTGCCATCACGCCGAAGGAGGACCCCGAGTTCGGCCGTGAGCAGCAGGACGGCGACGCCGGCCACCGGCCGAACCAGCAGCCCAAGAAGCCCAGCCCCGCCAGGGAGGCGAACGAGCAGTGAGCAAGACGCGTGAGGATTTCCTGGCGCGCATTCGCCGGCCCCTGGCCCGCGAGCGCGCCGGCCGGACCGACTGGTACCGGCTCCAGAACAAGGCCGGCGAGAAGGCCGCCCTGTACATCTACGACGAGATCGGCTACTGGGGCGACACCGCCTCGGACCTGGTCGCCGCGCTGAAGGACGTCGACACCGACGCCCTGGAAGTGCACGTCAACAGCCCCGGCGGGGACATCTTCGACGGCCTTGCCATCTACCAGGCGCTGAAGGACCACCCGGCGCGGATCACGGTGAAGGTCGACGGCCTGGCCGCGTCCATCGCCTCGGTCATCGCCATGGCCGGCGACGAGGTCATCATGGCCCCGAAGGCGTCCATCATGATCCACGACGGCTGGACGATGGCCGTGGGCAACGCCGCCGAGCTGCGCAAGACTGCCGACCTGCTCGACAAGCAGTCGGGCGTGATCGCGTCGGTGTACGCCGACCGGTCCAACCGCGACGCCAACTTCTGGCGCGACGCGATGCGCGAGGAGACCTGGTACACCGCCGACGAGGCGGTCGACGCCGGTCTCGCCGACGCGGTGGAAGGCAAGGAGAAGAAGGCCGACGAGCCCTTCGACCTGGACGTCTTCAGCCACGCCGGCCGCGACAAGGCCCCCGCCCCCACGACTTCCCCGGCGGCCCCGCCGGCGGAACAGCCGAAGGTCGAGAAGACCACGTTCACCTGGGACTTCTCCGCCTTCAAGTCCGCTCTCTCGGAGGGAGTGAAGTAATGCCGAAGATCGCAATCCCCGCGACGCAGAGCGAACTCGAAGAGCTGCTCAGCGACGGGGCCAAGGTCCAGAACCTGATGGCCGAGGGCCAGTTCACGGACGCCGTCAAGGCGTACGCGACCGCCTTCGCCAAGAAGGAGACCGACGCCGCCCAGCAGATCCAGGAGCAGGTGCAGGCGGAGATCCGCGCCTACCTGAAGGAGAACGACCAGGGCAAGGGCCTGGAGCGTCTCAACCAGGGTGGCATCGACGCGGTGGCCAAGTCCGCCCGCCACGGTGCCATGTACAACGCCAAGGCCCTCGGCGCCCCGCTGGACGCCGACTACGCGGAGTCCGGCCTGTCCGGCTTCCTCAAGGACATCTGGCACAACACCTACCAGGACGCGGCTGTCGCGGCCCGGCGTGAGTCCCTGAAGGCCGCCGCGGCCTCCTCGGGCGAGCCGGCGTCCGGCGGGTTCCTCGTCCCGGAGGCGTTCCGCGCCGACCTGCTCCAGCTCTCCCTGGAGCGCGGTGTCGTGCGTGGCCGTGCCCGCGTCGTCCCGATGGAGACCGCCCGGGTCGTGTACCCGATGCTGGACGTCACCTCCCACGCGGAGAACGTCTTCGGCGGCGTCCAGGGCTACTGGACCCCCGAGTCGGGCGAGATGCAGGACGTCTCGGCCACCTTCGGCCGCGTCGCCCTGGACGCCTGGAAGCTCACGGCGTTCGCGAACGTCCCCAACGAGCTGATCCAGGACTCCGCCCTGGCGTTCGAGCAGTTCATCCGCTCGGCGTTCCCGGAGGCCCTGGCCTACTTCGAGGACGACGCGTTCACCAACGGCAACGGTGCGGGTCAGCCGCTGGGCTGGCGCCGCGCGGAGTCGACGGTCGTCGTCGCCAAGGAGTCCGGCCAGCCGGCCGACACCATCGTCTGGGAGAACATCGTCAAGATGTACTCGCGGATGCTCCCGCAGAGCCTGTCCACCGCCGTGTGGATCGTCTCTCCGGACGTCTTCCCGGAGCTGGCCACGATGGCCCTGTCCGTCGGTACCGGCGGGTCGGCCATCTGGCTGAACAACGGCGTGTCCGGCCCCCCGGCCACCATCCTCGGGCGTCCCGTCGTCATCACGGAGAAGGTGCCTTCCCTGGGCAACCAGGGCGACATCTCCTTCGTCGACCTCGGGTACTACCTGATCGGTGACCGTCAGGCCCTGACCGTCGAGTCGAGCCCCCACTACCGGTTCCAGAACGGCGAGACGAGCTACAAGTTCGTCTCCCGCGTCGACGGCCGGCCGTGGCTGAAGAGCGCGATCACCCCGCGCAACTCGGGCCCGACCCTGTCCCCCTTCGTCCAGCTCGCCGAGCGGGCCTGACGATCCACGGCCGGGTAGGCATTGAAACCCCTACCCGGCCCCGTCCGGCGGGCATTGAAACCCCCGCCGAGAGAGGAGAAGTCTCATGGCTTCCTTCGGCGACGGCCTCGGCCGCGTCTTCAACGTGATTCACGCCGCGAGCGGTGTGGACATCCCCCTGACGCAGGGCTCCTGCGTCTCGTTCATCCACGCGCAGGGCGGCACCGGCACGGCCACCCTGACCATCACCCAGACCGACTCGACGGGCGTCAACTCGGAGGCCGACCTCAACGTCGGTACCCAGTCGGCCGGTTCGGAGAACCTGGGCTCCCGCTACTACGTCGGTCCCGACGTCGGCGGCACCTGGACGGCGAAGGCGGCCACCTCCGCCAACGTCTTCACCCTGGGCGGCGCGACCAACGACACCGGCGTGGTCACCGTGCGGGCCGAGCAGCTCGCCGACGGCTACGACCGCGTCCAGGCCACGGCCTCGGCCGGTACGGTCGTCGCGATCGTCCACGACCTCCTGGTGCAGCGGAAGCCGAGCAACCTCCGCAGCTCCCTGACCGCCTGAGAGGGGTGACCTGACATGACCGTCATGATCCAGGGATCCCAGCTCCGGGACGTCGGCCTCGGCCGGCGGGTGACCAAGACGATCACCCAGTCGGGTGCCGGGACGCAGAACGTCTTCACCATCACCGGTGAGGTTCTGATCACATCCATCTACGGCAAGGTCACCACGGCCATCACCGTGGCCGGCACGACCAAGCTGACCGCCAACCCGACGGCCGGCACCAGTGTCGACCTGTGCACGGCAACCGACCTCGGCACCACGGACACCGTGGTGGGCGAGATCGTCGTCCCGATCAAGGGCTCGGCCATCTCCCTCGGCGCGAACGTGGCGACTCCGCACGGCACTGTCGTCGCGGCCGGCGTCATCGAGCACACCGTGGCAACCGGCGGTGACGGCGCGATCCAGTGGTGCGTGACCTACGTGCCGCTGTCCGACGACGGAGCAGTGACCGCCGCGTAGTCGCTCCACCCATCGGGGCCGCTGTCCTTCCCGGGCGGCGGCCCCCTTGTCTGTCGGGAGGGGCGGACATGGACAACGAGGAGCGGATCCTCAACAAGCTGGACGCGATCGAGTCGCGGGGCGTGGAGACCCTCGTGGCCGTGACCCGGCTCCAGGGGGAAGTGCGGGACATCCCGGACCTGAAGGCCCGGGTGTCACTGCTGGAGAAGTGGAAGTGGGGGACGATCGGCGCGCTCGCGGTGTCGGGGTCCTCGCTCGCCACGAACATCATCAAGGCCATCGGAGGCTGACGTGGGATGGGACCAGCTCATCGGGATGATCCAGGAGGCCCGGGACATCGACGCCGAGGAGCGGTCCCGTCCTCCGGAGGACTGCCCGATCTGTGCGACGACACTGACGGCCGGCCCGGACGGCGGGCTGTACTGCCCGTTCTCGGATCACTTCTTCTGGCCCGAGGATTCGTAGGCAGACCGGGCGTGTAGCCTTAGAATCGAAGAACAACTTCAGACATTCCCAACTGACCGAGGGTTCGATCCCCTCACCGTTCCAGGAAGCAGGACGAGGTAGATGGGTCGCGGACAGTACTCGAAGAGTGCTGACCATGGACGCGCGCTGAGCGTAGCCCTCCGGGGCAACCAGAACGGCCGCCGCCATGGCGAGCACACGCGCACCCGGCGCACGCCGGAATACACGGCCTGGCAGAACATGCGCGCCAGGTGCCTGCGGCCCTCTCACCCGTCCTTCTCGCGCTATGGCGGCCGGGGTATCACGGTGGACCCAGCATGGGACTCCTTCGAGCGATTCCTCGCCGACGTCGGTCGCCGGCCGGCCCCGGACCTCTCCCTGGACCGGATCGACAACAGCGGCAACTACGAGCCCGGCAACGTCCGCTGGGCGACGGCCAAGCAGCAGGCGACCAACCGGCGTAACCGCTGCGCCTCCGGGTGCTCCTGCGGAAAGCATGGGGTGAACCGTGGGTAGGGTCTGGTATGCGACCAGGGAAGAGGTGATGGACGCCTTCGACGTGAAGGAGGCGGCCAACCGATTCGCGCAGGTTGACTCTGCCATCGCCAGTGCGTCGGACGACATCGACGGCTGGCTGAACCGACACAAGCACGGCTGCGCGCCGGTGCTCGCGACCCGCTACTTCGACTGGCCGGCCGGCAACTACGCCCGCCCCTGGCGACTGTGGTTCGACGAGAACGAGCTGATTGACGCCGACACGATCACCTTCGCCGGCCAGACCCTCACCGTGGACACGGACATCTTCCTGGAGCCGGTCAACTCGGGCCCCCCGTACACGTACGCGGAGATCAACCTCAACGGCTCGAAGACCTTCGACAACGCCGGCACCCGGCAGCGTGCCGGCTCGATCCTGGGCACCTGGGGAATCCGGGACGACCAGAAGCCGGCCGGCACGCTGGCGGCGGCCGTGAACGCCTCTGTGACGGCCTGGGACGTCTCCGACGCCTCTCTGGTCGGGGTCGGCTCTCTCGTGACCGCAGGGACCGAACGGGTGCGCGTCACGGGCCGTTCTGCGCTCACCACCGGGCAGACCATCACGACCGACATGGACGAGCTCGACTCGGACCGGGAGATGACCGTCGCCGACGGCACCGCGGTCAAGCAGGGCGAGATCATCACCGTGGACACCGAGCGCATGAAGGTCCTCGCGGTCACCGGCAACACGATCCTCGTTGAGAGGGCCTGGGACGGCTCCGTGCTGACCTCGCACCTTACCGGGGCCACCGTGTACGCCGACCGCCGCCTCACCGTCGTACGGGCCGCCCAGGGCTCCACAGCGGCCTCTCACAGCCAGGGCGACGCCCTCACCGTGTGGGAGGTCCCGGACCTGATCCGCGACCTGTGTCGGGCCGAGGCCATCACCCGGCTGGAGCAGGAGTTCTCCGCGTACGGCGCCCGCGTCTTCTCCGACGAGGCCGAGCGCGACGCTTCCGGCACCGAGGTCGTGTCGGGCCGCGGTCTGACCGATGTCCGCAAGGCGTGCGCCCGCCGGTACAAGCGCAAGTTCCGGAAGAGGGCGATCTGATGGCCGCCGGCGACGGAATCGACTCGGTCGACATCGTGGACCGCCTGGCCTCGCACGCGAAGAGCCTGGGCGTGTTCGACCGCGTCACGAAGCACGAGCCGAAGAACAAGCCGGGCCGGGGCCTGAGCTACGCACTGTGGCTCAACCGGATCGAGCCGGCTCGCGGCCGGCACGGGCTGCGGTACACGGACGCCCGGATCGAGATGATCGGCCGGATCTACTCGAACATGCTCCAGGAGCCGCAGGACAAGCTCGACACGAACATGATGGCCGCCGCCGACAAGGTGTTCAACGCCTACACCGGCGACTTCGACCTGGGCAGCGAGGACCGGTTCATCGACCTGCTCGGGATCACTCAGCGCGACCCGCTGAAGTGCGAGTCGGGCTACATCAACATCGACAACATGGTCTACCGGGTGTTCACGTTCGTGATTCCCGTCGTCGTCACCAACGCATGGGAGCAGGTGCAGTGAGCAAGCAGTCCGGGCTGGGCGACCAGCTCTTCGTGGACGGGTACGACATCGGCGGCGACGTCCAGTCGATCTCTTCCCTGTCGACCCCGATCGCCACCCTGGAGATGACGGGGATCACCAAGAGCGCCTTCGAGCGCGACTTCGGAATCGCCAACGCCCAAGGGGAGTTCACCTCGTTCTTCAACGACGCGGACGACGCCGCGCACGAGGCCCTGAAGACCCTCCCCCGGGCTGACGGGCACCTGATGTACCTGCGCGGCTCCGGGCAGGGCAATCAGGCGATCGGCATGGTCGGCAAGCGCATCGACTACGCCGGCTCCCGGGGCGACGACGGGTCGTTCACGTTCGGCGTCTCCATGCAGGGCTCGGGAAACGTCGCCGACTGGTGCACGCAGCTCACCGACGGGAAGACCACCGTCGTCGCGGCCGGCGACCAGGCCGGCGTCGATCTGGGCGGGGGCGGCTCCAAGTCATTCGGCTGGCAGGCGTACCTCCAGGTGTTCTCCTTCACCGGCACGTCGGCCGACATCAAGCTCCAGACGTCCTCGGACGACGGGGCGGTCGACGCCTACGCGGACCTGACCGACGGCGCGTTCACCACGGTGACAGGCCGGACCGCCGAGCGGATCGCCTCCTCCTCGGACACGGCCACGGTCGAGCAGTGGGTGCGGGTGAGCGTCGCCGGCACGTTCTCCAACCTGGTCTTCGCGGTGATCATCAACCGGAACAACGCGACGAGGTACGTGTCATGAGCCGCATCACGCCCCGGCTGGGCGCCGAGCACATGCAGACCTTCGCCATTGAGGCGCCGACGGCCACGCACTGGCGTCCGGCGACGTGCGAGGAGGTCGGCTGCCGGGCGGCCGAGAACGGCTGGAAGATGCAGCTCGACCTGACCACCGACCTCGGAAAGGCGCAGGCCCGCTACATCAAGCACAGCTCGGGCCGGCGCTACGAGGTGGCCGAGCAGCGCGACGGTCTCGTCACCCTGATCTTCCCGGGCGGGCAGGAGTGCTTCCAGGCACACCGGGTCCGCACCGGGCGCCCGGAGAAGTACCTCGTCAAGGGGGGCGACTTCCGGGGCAACCCCCGCGGCCAGCAGGCCCGGGTCCACACCAAGCCGGAATTCTGGGTCGAAGAGTTCCAGGAGAACAGCGCCCGGCTGAACCAGCTCGCAGAAAGGGGCTGACATGGCAAAAGAGACTGGCCTCGGCTGGACCACGCTGGACGTGGACGACTCCAGCAGCGTCGCTCAAGACATCCGCAACGACGTGACGAACTTCGAGTTCTCCACGCCGATCGCCGTCCAGGAGGTCACCGGCATCGACAAGTTCGCCATGGAGCGGCTGCTCCTGCTGGCCGACTTCTCGATCACCCTCAACGGGGTGTTCAACGACGCCGCCTCCGACTCGGCTCACTCGGTCCTCAAGGACGTGGCCTCGACCCGGGTGCAGCGCACCGTCGCCCTCGCGGTGTCCGGGCAGACCCTGTCCAACGAGTGCCTGCTGACCGACTACCAGCTCACGCGCGGTGACGACGGGTCCCTGACCTGGTCCTGCCCGGGTGTGCTGGCGAACGGCACCGCCCCGACCTGGAGCTGACGGGAGAACCCCATGCCCTCCTACTTCCTGAGCATCCGTACCCGGATGCACACCTCGGGGCCGCTGTTCGACCACCGGTCGACGCGCGCCTTCGACGACTTCCAGGAGGAGCTGGAGGAGGAGGCCGCGGAGTGGGCCCTGGACCACATCCAGGACACCTACCACCGCAGCTTCAAGCACCCGACGCCGGCCTACGAGTTCACCGTGCGGGTGCGCAAGTCGCGCGGTGGCGCCGAGGTGTGGGACGGCGGCCACGGCGGTGCGGTCTACGGGCCGTGGCTGGAGGGTGTGGGGTCCCGCAACGAGACCACCAGGTTCAAGGGCTACTGGGCGTTCCGGAAGGCGACCGCCGCCCTGGATCACAAGATCGAAGAGATTGGCGACCGGCTGTTCCGGTCGCGCTACCACCGGAGGCTGGAGTAACGATGGGCTACCGCAAGGTCCCGAGGATCTACACCCTGACGTTCGACAAGGAGCTGGAGGGCCTGATCGTCCGCATGAAGGGCCTGAAGCTGGGCCAGATGCGCGCCCTGATGGCGATCCTGGACGACGAGGACACCCGCACCCTGGACGAACTCCCCCCGTTCATCGCCAGGCACATGGTGTCCTGGAACCTGGAGGACGAGCAGGGGGAACCGGTCCCCGCGACCGAGGCCGGCCTGGACGAGCTGGACGTCGACGAGCTCCTGGCGATCTCCAGCAAGTGGATGGACGAGCTGGTCGGCGTGAAGGACGACCTGGGAAAAGACTCGCCGAGTGGCGATCAGTTCCCGGGGCAACCCGTGACGATGGAAGCACTGTAGTCAAGCCTCCCGAGCTGGAGGACGCCGAGATGGTCCTCGGTCTCCTCGAACGGTTCGGGGGGTACACCCTGTCCTCCCTGATGGAGGAGGACGTCGAACTCCTCCGCTTGTGCGCGATCCACGCGGAGGGAACCAGGAAGGAGGCGGGCGGTGGCGAACCGGGTTAACGTCAACATCACGGCGCGCGACCTGACGCGCCCTGAACTGTCCCGGATGCGCCAGAACTTCCGGGCGCTCGGGCAGGACATGGACCGGGCCGTCGCCTCTCGCACGCGGCAGAACTTCGACCGGCTGAGCCAGTCCGTGAACCAGGCCCGAAGGGACCTGACGGCGCTGCGCGGCGCCATCCCGGACGACGAGTTCTTCCGCATGGACGCCGCGATCCGGCAGTCCCAGCGCACCATGCAGCGGGGCTTCAACCGGGTCGGGGACCGGGCCTTCGCCCGGGTGGCCGCTCAACTGAGATCGGTCACCGACGAGTTCGACCGGCTGGACCGGGACAACCAGATCCGGGTCCGGGTCGACAACTCGGCGCTGCGGCGGGCCGACGCCCAGCTCGCTGCGTGGCGCCGCCAGCAGGCCCGTAACGACGTCCGGGTGCGTGTGAACCCGGACGTGAACCGCGGCTTCGGCCGGCGCCTGACGCGGCTGCTGACGGCGCCGTTCCGGCAGGCGGGCTCGGTGCTCGGCGGCATCCTGTCCGACGGTCTGGGCCAGGGCATCGTGCAGGGCTTCACGTCGGCCGGCCCGGTCGGCATGGCCGTGTTCGCGGCGATCATCGCGGCGTCGCTGTCGGTGATCGGTGCCGCCCTGTCCGGCCTGATCGTGGCCGCCTTCGGTCTCGCCTTCACCGGCATCGCCGGCTGGAGCGCGGCGACGTCCAAGGACGTGCAGCGGCAGTGGTCGCGGACCCTGAAGAGCCTCCAGGCCAACTTCAAGGAGGTCGGCGAGCCCATGATCCCCGTGCTGGAGCGGGGGATCCGGAAGCTGGAGGTCCTGGGCGACAAGATCGCGCCGGTCTTCAAGCAGGCCATGGAGGAAGCGGCGCCGGCCACGAACCTGTTCATCGACAAGCTGTTCGAGGGCATCGAGCGGTTCGGCAAGGCCATGTTCGAGCCGATGATGGAAGCGTGGGAGGTCTTCGCGCCCGTCTTCGGTGACGTCTTCTCCGACTTCCTGGAGGACCTGGGCGAGAACTTCGCGGACATCGCCAACCTGGTCCGCGACCACTCGGTGGAGATCGAGATCGCCCTGCGCGCGGTCTTCAAGATCATCTCCGGCCTGGTGGAGGTCGTCGAGTTCCTCGGCCGGGCCTGGGTGAGCTCCCTGAACACCATGGGTGACGCCGTCGGGTTCCTGATCGAATGGGGCCTGCGCCCCCTGACCAACGCCGCCCTGACCACCTTCGAGGCGATCCTCTTCGCGGCCGACACCGCGTTCGGCTGGATCCCCGGCATCGGTGACGACCTGGGCAAGGCCCGGGACGCCTTCGCCGGCTTCAAGGAGACCACCCTCGCCTCCCTGGACGAGATGGCCGAAGGTGCCTACGGTCTCGACGACGCCCTGGACCGGATGAACAAGACCCGCAAGCTGAAGGCCGACATCAGGGACTGGGAGGCCCAGCTCGCACTGGCCCGCGAGGACCTGAAGACGACCACCAACCAGAAGGCGGAGGCCAAGGTCCAGGCCAATATCAAGGACCTGACCCGCAAGCTGGCCATCGCGCGCGGGCAGCTTGCCGACCTCAACGGCCGGGTGGCCCGGACGTACGTGTACACCACCTACACGGACATCCACACCTCGCTGGGCACCCGGCAGCGCCGGCACGGCCTGGCGACCGGCGGTGTCCGCGGCATGATGGCCGCCGCCTCGGGCGGGGTGCGCTCCCATCAGACCCTCGTCGGTGAGCAGGGACCGGAGATCGTCGACCTGCCGGTCGGCTCCCGGGTCCGCTCCAACTCCGACACCCGCCGCACCCTGGGCCAGTCCGCCCCCGCCGGCGGCGGGGGGTCCACCCTGGTCCTCCAGTCGTCCGGCCGGCGGGTCGACGACCTGCTCCTGGAAATCCTCCGCGAGGCGATCCACCAGCGCGGTGGTGACCCTGTACGCGTCCTCGGAGGCCGCTGATGACCGCCACGATCCGGAACTACACCAGCGCCACCACCACGTCGGGAACGAACTCGACGACGATCACCCTGAACTCCTTCTCCGACATGAAGGAGGGGGAGCTGCTGCTGGCGTTCCTGAACCTGCCCGTCTCCACCATCACCCCGCCCTCGGGCTGGGAGCTGGTCGGCAGCTTCACCGCCAGTACCGGCAACCAGTCGGAGCTGTGGCAGAAGCGGGTGACCGCCTCGGAGCCGGCCAGCTACACGTGGACGTCGTCCATCACGAGCGCCATCGTCGGCTCCCTGCTGTGCATCTCCGGGGCGAACGGCATCCTCCAGTGGGACGCCATGACGCAGACGTCGGACGCCACCCCGAACACACGGCAGCTCGACGCCGCCCGGGACTCGATGTCCCTGAAGGTGCTCGCCTGGCGGGATGGGGCCACGGCCACGTTCAGCGGCGTGTCCGGGGAGATCATCGACACGGTCACCGCGAACAGCGGCAGCACCATCTTCCGCGGGATGGTCGTCGCCGGCCGGTCGCCGGGCGGCAACCTGAGCACCCTCGACGACACGATCAACGCCGGCGACTCGGAGAGCAACGCCACCTGGACGCCGTCGGCGGGCGCCATCGACTACTCGATCGGCTGGATCGTCCTGCTGGACAACGCCCTGCCCGACGAGGAGGAGTGGTCGTCCACGGAGGGCGACTTCACGGTGGAGCTGGAGCTGGACCGTATCGAGATGGGCTCCAACTCATCGATCAGCTCCCCGCTGAAGGGGGACGTCACAGGCCTGATCGAGACGATCACCTCGTCGGGCGACAACCCCCCGAACGAGATCGACGACAACCTGGCCGACGGCCTGTCCACCACGAAGTGGCTGGTGTCAGGCGACTCGGGCTGGGTGCAGTACGACTTCGGGTCCGGCAACGCCAAGACGGTGAAGCGCTACCGGCTCACCGCGGCGAACGACAACCGGGTGCGCGACCCGATGGACTGGATCCTGAAGGGCTCGAACAACGGCACTGACTTCACCGACCTGGACGTCCGTGAGGGGGTGGGCTTCGGCAGCCGGTACGAGGTGCAGGAGTTCCGCGTGTCCTCGCCCGGCGAGTACCGGTACTACCGGCTGGACATCTCGTCGAACTTCTCGCCGGCGTCGGCGTCCAGCGTGCAGCTCGCGGAGTGGCGCCTGTCGGTGCACGACACGTGGGAGGACGTGACGGAGCGGGTCCGCTGGGACGACAAGATCCGCATCACGCGGGGCTTCCAGGGGGCGGCCGGCCGGCACGACTTCTCCCGGGCGTACTTCACCCTGAAGAACGCGGACGGCCGGTTCTCCCTCAGTAACCCGGACAGCCCGTACTACGGGTCGCTCCAGCGCAATACCCGGGTGCGGATCTCGAAGCCGTACGGCGACCCGTCGCTCCAGCTTCAGGGTGCGGTCGCGCTGGCCGGCACGAACATGATCGGCGACTGTGTGCGCACCCCGCTCACCGACGACCTGATGGTCACCGGCGACATCGACGTGCGGATCGACCTGCACCCGGAGTCGTGGCGCGACGAACAGATGCTCGCCGGCGTCGACTCCCAGCAGACCGACTTCTTCGGGTCGGTGGAGTCCTGGGCGTTCTACCTCGACGACAACGGCCTGCTGAACTGGACGCACACCCCCAGCGGCGGCACCGCGCTCACCTACCAGTCGACCCGTTCGGTCCCCAACGGCGGCCGGCTGACGCTCCGGGTGACGCTCGACGTCAACAACGGCGCCTCCGGGTCCACGGTGACGTTCTACTACTCGTCCGACGGCGCCACATGGACGCGGCTCGGGGATCCGGTGACCGAGTCGGGGACGACGTCCATCGGCTACACCGGCGGAGCCCTGTGCGTGGGCCATGTGGGCGGCAAGGACCAGCGGGGCATCCACGGCCGGGTGTACTCGTTCGCCGTCTACGACGGGATCGCCGGGACGCGCGTCGCCGGCGCCACCCTGTCGTCGGTAGCCAACGGCTCCCGGTCGTTCACCGACCTCGACGGCAACCTGTGGACGGCGATCAACAACGCGGTGATCTCGAACCGGCGCTACCGGTTCCACGGCGAGGTCTCGGAGTGGCCCCTGTACTGGGACGCCACCGGGACCGACGTGAACGTGCCCGTGACGGCGGCCGGTATCCAGAAGCGGCTGGAGCGCGGCTCGTCGGAGCTGTCCGCCCTGCACCGGCACCACACGAAGGGCGTCATCTCCGACCCGGGCGCCTTCGAACGGTACGCGGAGCCGGTCGCCTACTGGCCGTGCGAGGACCTGAAGGACACCGTGCGGATCTCCTCGGCGATCCCGAACGCCCCGCACATGGAGGTGTACGGGGCCCCGGAGTTCGAGAACTACAGCGACTTCCCCGGCTCGCGTGCCCTGCCGATGCTGAAGAACGCCCAGCTCGGTGGGCGCATCGGACCCATCCCCCGGACGGGCTACGTGGACATCCGGTGGGTGATGCACGTCCCGGAGACGATCGCCACCAACTCGGTGATCCTGTCGGTGTACACGGTCGGCACGATGCGCAAGTGGGAGATCGTCTACACGGGCACCAACGAGTGGACGGTCAAGGGGTACGACGAGGAGGGCGTGGAGTCCAACACGGTCACCCACGGGACCGCCGCGCTGCCGGTGACGACCATCGGGCAGCAGATGTACTGCCAGTTCACCCTGGACGACTCGGGCGGGAACCTGAACTACGGCCTGGATGTGTGGAACCCGTACGGCGCCCGGCTCGGCGGTGACGACGGCCTGACACAGTTCGGCGGCGAGAGCTTCGTGCGCGTGTCCCGGGTCAACGTCAACAGCGGCACGACGAAGATGAACGAGGTGATCGTCGGCCACATCGCGGTGTACTCCAGCGAGGACTCCCCGCCGGCGTCGGTCGTGCTGGGAGCGTCCCGCCGCGAGGCCGCAGGAGCCCGTCTGGCGCGCCTTTCGGCCGAGGAGGACGTCGAGTACCGGTACGTCGGTGCGGAGGCCCAGAGCGCCCTCCTGGGGGCCCAGGACACGGCTTCCCCGTTCCCGCTCATGTCGACGTGCTCCGTGTCCGACGAGGGCTTCCTCACCGACCCCCTGGACGCCTTCGGGCTGGAGTACCGCACCGGCCGCTCCCTGTACAACCAGGCTCCGCACCTGACGCTGTCGTACACCGGCAACTACCTGTCCGGAGAGCTCACCCCGTCGCCGGACGACAGTCACATCGTGAACGACTTCACCGCCTCCCGCGGCGAGGCCGGCTCCGCTCGGTTCCGGCGCGACGACGGCCCCCTGTCGGTGAACGCCCCGCCGGACGGTGTCGGCGAGTACTCGGGCAGCCAGTCGTACTCCTTCGCCCACGAAGGGCAGTGCGTCCAGATGGCGTCCTGGCAGGTTCACAAGGGCACCCTGGAAGAAGCCCGGTACCCGCGGATCCAGATCGCCCTGGAGAACCCCCGGGTGGCCGCCGACCCGGGGCTCATCGAGGCGATCCTCACGCTGGACGTGGGCCGGCGGGTCGACATCACCGACCTGCCCGACTTCCTCCCCCCCGAGGACATCCGGCAGATCGTCATCGGGTACGAGGAGTGGTTCGACAACTTCCAGCACGACTTCACCCTGAACACGCTCCCGGAGCGGGTGTACGAGATCGCCGAGTACGACGCCGGCGACAACGTCGACACCTACGACACGGCGCTGTACGGGGACCACTCGGACACGACGACCGAGCTGACCGTGCTCACCTCCACCGGTCCGGGGATGACCTACGACCCGCGGGCGTACCCGTTCGACATCCGCGTCAACGGCGAGGTGATGCGAGTCCTCGCCCCGGGCAGCATGGTCACCCCCAATCCGCTGTTCACGGACGGCGTCACCGGCTGGACGGTCAGCTCGGGGGCCGTCACGCAGTCCACCGACTACGTCTTCCCGTACAGCCCGCTGGCGACCGCCTCGGCGAAATTCACCCCGGCCGGCGCCGGGGCGGCCTCGGAGGACATGGCGTCCGCGCTGTCCGGGGTGGGCACCGTCCAGCCGCAGCGGGACTACATCGTGTCCGGCTGGTTCTACAGCCCGACCGGGCACTCGGACATCCGGCCGGCGGTCCACTGGTACAACTCCGCCAGCACGTTCCTCAGTTCGGCCGGCGACGCCCAGGCCGCCCTGCCGGCCGGGGTGTGGACGTACTACGAGGACACGGTGACCGCGCCGGCGAACGCCTCGCAGGTCAAGGCGCGGGGCCGGATCGGCGGCACCCCGGCGGCCTCGGACATCTTCTACGTCTGGAACCTGAAGGTCACCGAGGCCAGGCCGATGTACGGCGACGACACGGCGGACTCCTTCAACCGGGCCGACTCGACGACCACTCCGGGCTCCACCGATCAGGGGACGGTCCAGGCGTGGACGGAGGACCTGGGCGCCTGGGGCATCAGCTCCAACCGTGCGTACATCTCGGCGGCCGGCAACTCGATCATGACCATCGCGGGCTCCTACGACTTCGAGGAGCTGTCCGTGGAGGTGCCCACCTGGGGCGCCGACGACGCGTGGCTGATCTTCCGCTGCACCGACGTCAACAACCGGGTCCGGTGGGGCGGCACGGTCGGCAGCCGGCCGCAGCTCCAGGTGATCAACGCCGGCGTGATCACCGTGGACCTGTCCCCCGACGTCAACCTGGCCAGCACCGAGCGGATCCTCGCCGCCGGCGACAAGCTGTCGGTCCGCTGCCAGGGGTCGGTGATCGAGTGCTTCCTGGACGACAAGCTGATCCTGAGCATCTCCGACGAGACCGAGCAGGGCACCAGGGTGGGCCTCCAGGTCGACACGACCGCCATCCGGTTCGACAACTTCGTCTACGTCGAGTCGGAGGCCACGCAGCAGCTCCAGGTCGAGCGGGCCGTCGGGACTCAGGCGTACCACCACAAGGCGGAGTCCGGAGTGTCCCTGTACCGGCCCCCGTACCGTGGGCTGTAGGAGGAGATCATGTCCAACGACCTGTCCGCCGGCACCCGGGTGCGAGCACTCGACTTCCCCGAGTCGAAGCAGGTGTATGACCACACCGACCACCTGAACATGACCGGCACGACGTACACCAACGGCAGCCCGGAGGTGGGGGTGCGCTTCCGGGCTGCCTCCTCGGGCCGGGCCGCCGTCACCATTTCGACGGGGATACGCAACAACACCACCGCGAACGAGGACCGGATCTTCTGCGCGTTCCAGGTGTACGTGGGCGACCCGGCCGACGGCGTCGAGTTCCAGTCGGAAGAGGTCAAGCTCGGCCTGTCGAACATGGCCGCCGGCTCCGACGACATCCACTACGGCGGCCACCTGACGATGCTGACCGGCCTGGTCCCGGGCGAGTGGTACTACGCCCGGTTCCGGCACCGCGTCACCCTCGGCTCCGGTACCGCCGACCTGACCTACCGGAAGATCCTCGTCTTCCCCATCCCGTAAGGAGTGACCATGGCCCAGCTCGCTTCCGGATCCCAGGTGTACGGCGTCGACTTCCCGCCGTCGCAGTACGACCAGGACTGGACCGTCCAGGCGAACATCGCCTCCACCTCGTACGCCTCCGGGACCCCCGAGGTGGCCGTGTCCATCACCGCGCCCACCTCGGGCAAGGTCCTCGTCTGCCTGGGCGCCGGCATCCGCAACAACGCCTCGCCGGCCACCAACGAGCGGGCCGTGGTCACCTACCGGGTCCTGGAGGACGGCGGCAACGGCGACGTGTTCACCTCCGAGTCCGCCTACCGCGGCATCATCTCCCCGGGGCCGGTCGTGGCGTCCACGTACGCCTACCGCGGCACGTTCTCCCTGGAGCGGGGCCTGACCCCGGGCCGGCAGTACTACATTCAGATGCGGCACCGGTCCACGTCCGGCGGCGGGGCCGTCGACATCGCCTCCCGCGACATCACCGTCATCCCCGTCCCCTGAAGGAGCCCTGCTGTGCCCGACATCAAGACCGGCGACCGGATCACCACCGAGTGGTGGCCCGAGTCCGTGGAGGCTGAAGACTCAGGCCAGATCGTCGACATCACCTCCACGACGTTCATCCCCGGCTCCCCGGAGGTCGGTACGACGTTCATCGCCGCCCGTACCGGCCGGGCCGGTATCGCCGTGTGCGGAGCTCCGACGGAGTCGGTGGCCGGCAGCCAGATCTTCCTGACGTTCCAGCTCTACCTGGGAACGTCCGCCTCGGGGACGCTGATCCAGGGCGCCCGTGAGGACCTCGGCATCTCGTCGGTGGGCGACACGACGGCCGGCGGCTCGGTGGAGATGTGCTGGGGCAACCTGCACATGGTGGAGGGGCTGGAGCCGGGCGAGACCTACTACGTGCGCCTGGTGTACCGAGTGGAGTCCGGGTCGACGAACGACTTGCGGGCCCGGCGGGTCACGGTGATCCCACTGGCCTGAGGTACTCTGGCCGCGAGGACCTCTCTGGGACCTCGGGATGGGTAGCTGGAACCCCCGGCGAGTAGGGCCGCCGGGGGTTCCTCCCTGTTCAGGGCATGAAAAAGCCCCGGTCCGCGTACAGTGCGGACCGGGGCTTGAGGCCCGGCTGGGGGTTGTCGGAACCTCATCTGGAAGGACCCGAGGGAGGGTCACACGTATGGTATGCCCGGCACCCGGCCGGCCAAACCTAGGTGCGCGAAGAAATCTTCGGCTGCCACTTCTTCAAGATCTCCATGACGAGCGCGTGCCGGATGCCCTCGTCGACCTGCGCCCTGACTTCAGGCCGGGCGTAGGCCGTGGAGTCGACCAGTTGCCGGACCGCGATCTCCTCCCCGTTGACGATGACCTTGCAGATCAGCTCGGTGACGGGGGACATCCCCGCCTCGGCGAGGATGTCCCGGTACCACTGCGGCGTCTCACTCATGATCACTCCTTGTGGAACGGCTGGTGCAGCGACACCAGGCCGCCGTCGCCGTCCGCGTAGATGATCCACCGGATCCGGGTCGAGCGCAGGATCTTCAGGCACCCGTCGCACGGCTCGGTCGTCACGTACAGGGTCGCCCCGACGAGCCGCTCCCGGCTGTCGACGTCCAGCAGGGCGTTCATCTCCGCATGGACGGCGTGGCAGGCGCCGGCCCCGGTGTCGTACGAGGACCCCGGCTCGACGTCGCTCAGCCCCCGCGGGCACTCTCCCCGCAGGCAGGACGGGCCGCCCGGGTAAGCCCCGTTGTAACCGGCCCCGCAGACGCGGTGCTGGGCGTCCAGGATGACCGCGCCGACCTGCCGGCGGGTGCAGTCACCGCGCGCCGAGACGGCACGGGCGACACCCATGCCGTACTCGGTCCAGCTCGGCCTACTCGACACGGTCGCCCTCCGGGACCTCGGACTCGTCGAGCAGCTCCTCACCGATGCCCCAGGAGTACTCCTCGTTGACCCGGTCCTGGCCGATCCGGTACAGCTCCTCCGGGGTGTGCTCCCGGTCGTCCAGCGGCTCGTAGAAGGTCTCGTCCCCGAACCTCCCGGAGATCACGACCTTGAGGTACTTCGTCACCGCCGCCCACCTCCGCCCCCGGAGAAGATCAGCAGGAGGGCGACGATCACAACCAGGGCAGCCCCGCCGCCGCTGATGGTGGTCGGGGTGTCCTCGACGGCCAGCAGGATGATCCCGTTCACGCCCGGTCCCCCTCCTCGTAGACCTGCGCGATGAGCCGGTCCAGGCTGTCGGCCACCAGGTCGGCCTCCTCGTTGCTGCCGGGCTTGCACACCTTGCCGGCGTCCTCCAGGAACCCCGACACCCGGTCGAACGGGAGCACCATGTCCAGGTGGTCGCCTGCGTTCAGGCACAGGACGACCTGGTCGGCGGTCCGGCGGACCTTCACGTCGCCGACCCCTATGGGCCTCGCGGACGCGACCCCCTCGGTGAGCAGGTCCCGGCTGACGTACCAGGTGACCGTCTCACTGGTCACCGGGTCGACGAAGTCGGCCCGGACGGTGAGCGGCGCGTCGGGGTCCCAGGAGATCTGGGTGGCGACCGGGATGCGGTGTCCGTCCTGGGTGTGGGTGAAGCTGAGGAACTTCTTCTTGATCATGTAGGGCTTCCTTTCTCAGGTCTCGTACCGCCGGACCGGGATCCCGGCCTCTTCGGCGATCCGGGCGCAGTGGCTCGCGCCGGCCGACCCCTTGTCGATGAACGCCAGGCACACGTCGGCGCCCAGGGCGGTCATCTCGTGGTTCCGCAGCAGGCCGGCCTGCGGGTTGTAGACGCCGTTCCTCCGCCACTGGGCGGGGTGCGGCTCCAGGGTCCACCGGAACAGGTTCCGGGCGATCCGGGCGACGTGACGGTCGCCACTGGGGTTGTCGCCGTGCACGAGGACGATCTCCTCACCGTGGAGCTCGTCGGCGACCCGAGCCAGGGCCCGGACGACGGTGTCCCACCGGCTGTACGTCCGCGAGATGGTGATCAGCACCCGCTTCATCGCGCCCTCCTGACGACGACCAGAGCCTGGCCCGGCCGCAGGCTCTGCACCGCGCGGATCAGCTCGCGGTGCGAATCGATCCCCGTACCGGTGATTCGCTGACCGTCACCCTTCTCCATCGAACCGACGCTGTACTCACAGATTGACTCGGACACGTCGACCGTGTGCAGCTCGAAGCGTCGCGCGTTGTAGCTGTCGGCCCACCCTCCGGACATGTCCGACTCGTCCCACATCCCCGGCAGTTCACTCATCGCCCCTCCTTGTGCCGCTGCACACGGTATCCGGACTCGATGGTCCGCTCGATCTCCATGTCGCCCAGGCCTGCGCCGGCGGCGGCCGGGCCGAGGGTGTCCTTGCACTCCTGCTCGGTGGCCCCCTCCTCGCACATGGTGCGGGCGGCCCACAGCAAGGCGTTGTTGCGGTTCCCCTGGCCCGCGTGACGGACCGAATCGACCAGCCCGGACCAGGAGATGACGCCCGGCTGGCGGAGCCCTGTGAGGCGCGCTGAGGCGGGCTGACGGGGCTTCTCCTTGACGAGCTGGACGATCCAGTCGGGGGCGAAGGCGACCGGCCGGCCCGGCGAGGTGTCATAGTACGGCTTCCCGCCGATCAGTGACCCCTCGCCGAGGACGTACCCGCCGTACTCGCCACCGTTGCCCCGGACGTCGATGACGCCCTTCACAGGGGACGCCTGCGAGATCCGACCGAGCGTCGCCGGCCACCAGTAGTACAGGTGGAGGCCGCCGGACGGCGTACGGACAGCGTAGGTACTCAGGTAGCTGGTGTACGGCTGCTCGCCGGCCAGCTTGTAGGCCATCTCCTCCAGGAGCTGCTCGCCGGTCACGTAGGGCCCGTAACCGCCGTGCAGGTACTCCCACTCGGTGCCGCGGAGCTTGCCCGGCTCCTTCGGGGTGTCCAGGTCGACGACCAGGAGCTGGCTCGGCTTGCAGGCGATTCCGAAGTTGGCCCCCGGGTCGACCTGCGTCCAGAAGTAGACGATCCGCGCGACGTCGTCGGTGGCGGTCTCCCCCCACCCGTGCAGGACGCCGGCGGCGTCCCGGTAACTGGCGGCCGGGTGGGGGACCTTCAGCCCCCGGGCCACCGGGAAGATGTGGAACCCCCGCCGCTGGGCGGCGAGGGCGGCGTGCAGCATGGTCACTCGATCACCACCAGGTCCCCGCGCTCTTCGGCGCCCCGGCAGGCGTAGCAGGTGCCGGTCGCGCTGACACCCTCGTGATCCCTCTTCAGGGTGAAGAACTCGTAACTCCCGTACGGCGGCACGAAGTGCTCGGCGTGCTCCAGCGGGTCGACGCTCTCCAGCCACTCGACGGCGGCGCGCTCCTCGGCGGTCACTTCATCCCCCAGTCGAAGGCGAGGACCAGGAAGACCAGGGCGGTCAGGGCGGTGATCAGGTACCGCCATCCGTACGGGGTCAGGCGGCGCATCACTCGCCTCCCTGCTGGACGTAGTTCTCGACGAACTCCTGGGCGTTGGTCTCCAGGACGTCGTCGATGTCGGCGAGCAGCCCCTCGTCGAGCTGGTCCTCCAGGACGTCGTCGATGGCGGCGACGGTCGCGCTGGCGGATTCGCTCACCTCGCTGTTACTGACACCGGAGTGAGTGTCCTCGGTGTGGTTCTCCTCGCTTCGGGCCTTCGACTTGACCTTGCGCTCCTGGGCCATGTGCCCTCCCTCTCCTCGGAGTTGATAAGGGGAACGCCCCCAGGAGTTACCTACCCGGGGGCGTTCTTACGGAAACCTTACGGAGCTACTGCGCGAGCCGCGCGGCCAGCTTGTCGGCGACCCTCTCCGCGAGGGCGTCCAGGTCGACGCCGCCGACCGAGATCTGGTCCACCTTCGCGGTGATCCGCGCGTTGACCTCCTTCAGCTCGGCGACGTCCCGGGCGGTCCGGCGCACCTCGGTGACCAGCGAGTCGTACACGGTCCGGCCGGACCACCAGTGGCCGCCGTTGTCGGGGTTCGGGTCGTAGTCCGAGGCGTCGTCGGGCGCCTTGTAGACCCCGTCGGTGCCGAGGAGCCGGTCCTCGATCGCGTCCACGATCTCCTGGACGGTGGGCATGTCTTCCTCCGGTTCTGCTGCCTGTCCCTGCCACCTGCCGGCGGGGAGCGCGAGTGCTGCCTTCACGTCGCTGCGGAAGCGGTTCATCGTGAAGTCGAACTTCTTGCCGTCGGGCCCGATGACCGGCCCCTTGGGGTCGATCTTGCGCCGGGTACCCTCCTTGTGCCCGATGACCGAGTCCTGGTTCCAGGCCTGCTCGCGGCAGATCGCGGTCGCCCACTTCACGGCGGCCACGTACTGGACCCACGGGTACGGGTCATCCCCGTCGCCCAGGTTCTCGATCTCCAGGCCGTAGTAGTGGTCGTTGCCGTCGACCGGCTCCGCAGCGTCCGGGTACGGATGCGTCGGCGACTCGTCCAGCACCGCCTGGTGGGCGTTGGCCGCGAACGTGCCGGCGTGGTTGGCCCGCTCGACGGACAGGATCGAATGCCGGCCCGTCTTGGCCAGGTGGTTGTGGCACAGCGGCCCCGGGAGCCCGGACATGCCGTTGTAGCACAGGGCCAGGGAGTTCCGGCCGGCGGTGTGGTGGATGACCACCCCGTTCACCGGCCCGAACGTCTTGCCGGTGGCCTCCTGCCGGCCGTGGGTGCGCCAGTTGCCGTACCCGGCGACGTCCAGGCCCTCGGCCCGCATGATCGCCAGGTAGCGGTCGGCACTGATCGGCCTCGTCGTCACCGCGCACTCCTCATGGCCCGCAGGGAGCGTCCGGCACGTTCACGCCGCCCGTCCTTCAGGCGCCGCTCGATCCGGCCCCTCACGGCCCCCCTGTGGGCCTGCTGACGTTCCTCCGTGAAGCCCGCCTGACTCCCCGGGACGCTCCCCGGCTTCGCCGGCCTCGCTCCGAAGTTGGCCACGTTCCTCCTCCTTGTCCCTGTACCGGAAGCCGGCGGCCTCCAGCACTTCCACGAACAGCCGCGAGGACCACTCCCCGTCCCCGGAGAACCTCGCGATGGTCCGCATCCGGTTGGGCTCTTCCTGCACTCCAAGATAGAGCCCCTCCCGGCCGGGCAGGCGGACGACGACCAGCTCACCCGGTCTCGCCTGCACCGCGCGCCTCCTCGACCTCGATCGCCTTCCTCAGGCAGTGCAGCGCCTTCTTCAGGTCCTCCAGCGCGGGGCCCTTGGAGCCGGCGCGGATCGTGTACTTGACGACGTGACCCCGGTAGTAGTCCAGGTCCCAGTCGTCCACGATGTCCCACACCTGGATCTTGTGGCTGGCGTAGTGGTTCCCGCCGACCTGGACATCCCGGACGCCGATGCCGTTCTCGGCCGGCTTCTCGCGGACCACCTCGGCCGACAGGGGCGGGTCGGAGAGCGGGTATTCGATCTCATCGCTCATCGTGGGCCCCTCGCGACCGCGACACCGGCCGCGTTCTCGACGATCCCGACCTTGATCCCCATGTCCTTCAGGGGCTCCAACTGTTCGATCAGGTAGTTGTAGTACTCATCGCCGACCGGTTCGGCCAGGGCGATGGTGAGCAGGTCGCCCGGCTCGGCGACGACGGCCGTGCCGATGACCCGGATGGTGACCTTCTGCGGGGCACGCCGGCGCTCTCCCCACCGGTGCGCCCACTGCGTGAGGACGGCCGTCGCGGCGGCCACGACGACGCAGGCGATGACCTGCGCGGTGTTCAGTGCGAACTGCATCTACTTCTCCGCTCGGTATGCGGCCGAGCTTTTGCACGACGGGTACGCCTCACCCCGGGTGCAGCGCGACCATGGGGCGAAGGGCTCCCTCACGGTCTTCTCGCCGGCCGGCGTGTTGATCAACAGGTAGTACTTGGTGCCGAGCTCGTTCGACTCGAACCACCGGTCGGCCACCGTGCCGACGACGCCCGGCGCGTTCGGGTCACAGCCCGCCAGGGCCAGGACCGTCGTCGCCAGGACCGGGAGGGCCCGGCTGTAGAAACCGCGGTGCTTTCCTCTTGCCATGCCTGAAGCACTCTCCTCGGGCGGCCCGCAGCCCGCACAGGCAGGCGGGGCCAAAATTGTTCTCCTGCGCCCAGTTCCGGGCGGAACGGGCGTCGGCCCGGATCTCTTCGACCCGGGCCTCCGCGATCGGCGGCCTGTCCGCCTTCTTCCGTGCCGCCATCAGACGAGCCGGCTGGCGGCCTCGCCGAGGGCGTACAGGGCCGACCCGCCGAGCGCGAGCAGGACGACGGTGGCCTTCCCGCACCCCTCGTTGCTGTTGCTCCCGCCGCCGGACTGGCCCTCACCTCCGCTGCGGAGGTCCCTCAGGTACTTGTCGTCCGCCCAGGGACCCTCGCCGCGGGCGGCGCGCTCCTGCCCCTTGCGCCGGCTGTCGTTGAACTGCCGGTCGAAGTCGTCGCCGGGGTTGCTGCCTCGTGCCATACCCTCTCCTCAGTTGGTCTGGATCCAGACCCGGTCCTGGTCGGCCAGGTCGTAGATGTAGTTGAACGCGGTCTCGTACGCGGCGGGTGAGTCGACCTGGAGCAGGCGGTCGACCGTGTCGTCCCAGGTGTGCGGGTAGGGGCTGAACGCCCGCCATCCGGACGCCTTCAGGATCCCGACGACCCTGCGGGCCAGCTCCTCGATCGAGAGGTTGCCCATCCTCCACGCCTCGACCTCGGGCGCCAGGTCGATATTCAGGGTCCAGTTCGGCATCTACTCCTCCTCCGCGATGTGGATCTCCAGCACCTGGGTCACGGCGTGGCTGTCGTTGAGGCCGAGCCGGTCGACGTACACGGTGATCTCGGCGGTCGGCGGCTCGCCGGGCACCCGGTGCAGTTTCACGCTCTTGACGTACCCGCTGATGTCCTCGCCGGCAACGAAGACCCTGGTGTCCTGGGTGTGTTTCACTTCTTCTCCTCGGGTTCGTGGATGTGCGCCGCGGCCACCACCTGGAAGCGGCGGCCTTCGAGGGCCGAGGCCCTGCCGTCCCGCAGCAGGGCCATCAGCTCTTCCTTCTCCTCCACGCCGGGCAGCGTCAGCTCCAGCGTGATGCGAGTGCGTATCACCTGAGGTCTACCCCGTAGCTGGCGGTGACCCGGCCCTTGCGCGGGTCGATGAACAGCAGCCACTGGGACGGTTCGGACTGAGCGGCCAGCGACTCGGCCGCGTAGGTGTTGGTGGACTCGGTGGACCCGTTGACCCACACGGCCCGGTGGTTGAGCGGCACCCGGGCGAGCTGGTGGTAGTGCCCCATGAAGACGTCCAGGAAGCCGCTGTCGTCCCCCAGGGCGCCCGATCCCCAGCCCTGGACCTTCTTGCCCAGCCCGTACCAGGGGAAGCCGCTGTGGCCCCGTATCTGGTCGCCGTGGATGAGCAGCGCCGAGTAGGCGCCGAGGTCCATCTTCAGGTACCAGTTGCGCTCCCCGCGCGGGTCCCGCATGTGCATCCGGAACCGGGGTTCGTCGCGGAGCATCAGCTCGACGATGCGGTACACCATCCGGTCGGCGTTGTCGGCCGGCCCGAAGGTGCCCTTGCGCCCGATCCGGCCGTGGTTGCCGTCGACGGCGTACACGGACACGGAGTCGAAGTGCGTGAGCAGGTGGCGGATGAAGTCCACGATGATCACGGGGGTGGTGTTGAGGAGCTGGTCGTACAGCGTGGAGTCGATCAGCCACTGCTGGCCGGGAAAGATGTCCACGCCCTCGACCATGTCGCCCAGCATGGCGACGACGCAGTGCCGCACCGGGTGGTGCAGCTCCTGGATCTTCGCCAGCTCGATGACCTTCTCCGCGTAGGCGGCCACCCGCTCCCGGCACACCTCGGTGTTGTAGTCCGGGGTGATCTTGCCGGTCTGGAGGTCGGACAGCAGCGCCACCGCATACTCCGCGCCGGTCGTCGTGTCCTGCCCCCGGGCCGTCCGCAGGACGCTGTCGGCCGGCAGCGGGACCGGGGCGATCTCGATCCGCTCAATCGAATCGCGGACGGCCCCCTCGACCGTGGCCAGGTAGTCGGCCTGCTTGTGCTTCACCTCGTGCAACTGCCGGGCCAGGCGGTCGCGTTCACGCTTCACCCGGGCCAGCTCGTCGTGGGCGTTCGCCTCGTCGGCGATACCGTCCCAGGCGGGGGCGCTCACGCCTCGTCCTGGCAGCGGCAGTTACCCCGGCGGTGGTTCCCCAGCGTCCACGCGGACGGCGCCCCCTGGCCGAGCCGGGTACGCAGAGCGCGGTGGATGGCGGTCGTCGACAGGTTCCCGTCCCCGAGGGCCTTCTCGATCTCCTCGCGGGCCTCGGGGTGCAGGCCGCGCAGCAGCCGGCCGACACCGCACGAGGGGCCCTTCGGGAGGGCCTGATCTCTGACCTCGGCCCCGAAATTGGACCAGTGCTTCACGGTTCCTCCAGATGTTCGGGGTGGGGCCCCACGAGTGTCCAGCTCCCCTCAGAGCACTATCGGAGTGCACGAGGCAGGGCCCCACCCCAGCCTATTACCTGGTCAGAATGCCAGGCGCCCGACGCCGACCACGCCCATGACGAGCAGGGTCAGCCCCAGCCAGATGACGATCTCCGCGTAGGCGCGGATCCGGCGCTGCCGCCGGCGTTCCTTGTCGGTCAGCATGATTCCTCCGGGTAGGGGAGAACCCCCCGGCCGTCACAGCGCGGGGGGTTCTCGGGTCGCCTTGCCTCGGTCAGGCGACGTCCGGGTTGCCCTGGACCATGGCCCAGATCTGCTCGGCCTGCGCCATGTCCGCTCCGGGCGGGAGCTGGACGCCCTTCTTGCGCAGGGCCTCCACCAGGCCCGGGTCGACGGTCGGGGCCTGGTAGCCCGGGACCGGCGCGGACGGGGTGGCCGTCGGGGCGACGGGGGCGGCGGCCGGGGCCGGCTGCGCGGCCGGGACGGCGTTACCCCACTGCCCGGCGAACTGGCTCTGCTGCGGGGCCGCGTTGTACTGGCCGGCCGCCGCCTGACCCCACCCACCGGTACCCGGCGCGGGCGAGGCGGGCGCGGGCGCCTGGCCCCAGCCCTGCTGCGCGGGCGGACCAGAAGGGGCCTGCTGCCCCCAGCCGTTCTGCGCCGGCGCGGGGGCCTGCTGCTGGGGCTGGCCGAACTGGTTGCGGGGGTTCGCGGCCAGCCACTGCTCGGCACGGGCCACGTCCTGCTCGGTGTGCGGGTGCAGGATCCACGGCGGGTTGTTGCCGCCCTTGCTCTGGCCCTGACCGAGCCGGCCCAGGACCATCCCGTCGGGGATGGCGCCCTTGAGCTGCGGCACCATCGCCTTGCCCCACACCTTCGCGTCGTCCAGCACCTGGCCGGTGTCCAGGTCGACGATGCGGGTGGTGACCGCGTCGGCGGTGCCGTTGACGGTCGGGATGTTCTGGTCGTACTGCGACGGGAAGAACAGCATCAGGTGCCCGTTGTGTGCGGCGGCTTCGAACTTGTCGCCGCCGGCGCCGGGCTGCTGGAACTGAGACACAGAGTTTCCTCTCCGGTGGACTCTCTGGGGTGGGTGCTTCACCCTACCCCGTGGGACTGACAGTGGGACGGGCCGATGGATTACTTCCCGGGACAGCCCCGGGTGAAACCCTTGTCGGCCTTGTTGTGGAACGGGCACCAGCGGCAGTCGTCGCCGGTCAGGAACTGCCGGGCCACGGTCATGGCGTTGCCGCCCTCGGTGGCCATGCGGCCCTGGACCTCGCGGTTGAGCCGCTCCACCCGCGCGATGGCATCGAGTGCCACCTGCCGGTCGTACGGCTCGACGTGGACGTACAGGTTCGACAGCGACGACTCCTCGCGCGGCCAGCCGACCAGCGCGATCTCCCTGACCTTCTCGCCGGCCAGCTCCGCCCCGTACCCGTACGTGTGGAGCTGCACGCGGTACGTCTCGGACGGCCCCTGCTCGATCAGCTTCTTCAGGGAGTACTTCCCCATCAGCTTGTGGTCCAGGAACATGAACAGCACCCGGTCGAGCAGGTCCCCGGTGCCGCGCGGCACCGTCGCCGACCCGAAGGTGAGCGGCATCTCCACCGCGAAACGGCCCGAGTTGGCTCCGTTCGCCCACTCGAACATCTCCGCCAGCGAAGCGTGCACCGCGGTCCCGACGAACGGAGCCCACGACTCCTGCGGGTTGACCGCCGGGACGTTCATCAGCTTCATGGCGATCCGCCGGTCGCACGGGGTGCCGATCTCGGACGGCCCGAGCGTCGTCTGCGCGCTGCGGTTGCCGGCCGAGTCCCGGTTCACGTACGAGTAGAAGATCTCACGCAGCCGGGTCGCGATCTCCCGCCCCCGCTCGTTCATCGCCTCCACGGTCTTCACCGTCACCGGCACCGGACCAGGCTGGAAGAACGGGCTGAACGGCTGGAGGAACGGCCCGCCGACGGCCGGCGCGAAGGGCCACGGGCCGGCATCCGCAGGCTCCGCCGGCGCATCCGACGACGTGTCCGGGGCGGGGCCGGTCGAGGGCTCCGAGGTAGGCGTCGACTCCGGGGAGGACCCCTCGGATGCAGTCGGCGCGCCCGCAGGGGCGTCCGGTGCCGCAGCACCACTGCCCAGCGGGAGTGCCGGCGGGGAAGAAGCCGCAGCGGCACTCGCCGACGTGGGCGCAGTGGAGGTGGCCTCCTCCCTCACCTTCGCCGCCAGGCCCTGGATCACCTCCTTCTGGGCGCTCACCGCCGGCCTGGTCGCGCTCATCGGCTTCCTCTCGTCGCCGGGCAGCACGACGTCTTCGGTCCGCCTCGCGTGCTTGTACCGCACGCCGCTCACTTCGCACTGCTCACCGCCCATCAGGGTCGTCGCGTGGGGCTTGAAGTAGCCCAGCCGGGTCAGCTCCGCCATCCGCCCGCACTGCGGGCAGATGGCGTAGTCGATGCCCTCGCGGGGGACGTCCGGGCTGTCGTCGGCACCGACGGGCTGCGCGAGGGCGTGCGGCGGGATCAACTCCGAGGACATGATGCACGGGTCGCCGTTGCCGTCCGAGTGCGACCGGTACCGGGAGTTCTTCGTACCGGTGATCTGCTTCTTGCATCCGGTGCAGTCGTACTTCATCGCTTCCTCTCGGGCCGGCACTCGCCGGCGTTGTAGCGGGGCTGACGACCGGGCCCGCGCAACCGCCAGGCGTAGTTGTCACCCTGGTAGCGGGGGCGGAAGTCGACCGGCCCGGCCGGGCCCACGATCAGGGCGCCCTCACGGATCGCCTGCTTCAGTTCGACGGACGTCACCCGGTCCCCTCGCGGTTGTCCTCGTGGATCGCGACGATCCCCAGCTTCTTCGCCGGCGGCTCGATCAGGTAGTCGTGCAGCCGGCGGCCGACCGACGGGTCGTCCCGGACGTAGCCCAGGAAGTCGTTGCAGGGCCGGCACAGCAGACCGCGGGTCAGGCCGGTGCGGTGGTCGTGGTCGACGGACAGCCGGCGGGTCGCCCCCGTCGCCCGGCCGCAGATCGCGCACCGCTTCCCCTGCACCAGGTACAGCCGGCCGTAGTCGCCCCGGGCGAGGCCGTACACCTTCATGACGCGGCGCTCCGCGGTGCCGCTCTTCGCTTCCCGCTTGCGCTGCTTGTCGTGGCTGTAGCAGCGGCGAGAGCGGGGCCCGCCGTACACCGCCGGACGGAGCGCGGACGCCGGCGGCACGGGGAGTCCGCGGCGTTCACGTTCGGCCCGGCAGTCGACGCACTCGGATGCGCTCACTTCGACCACAGCTCCCGGACGAGGCGCTTGAAGCCGCTGTAGGCGGCGTCCCCCTTCAGGCGCGGGTTGAGGAACTCGCGCAGCCCCAGGCCGCACTCCCCGCACAACTTGAACGGGCTGGTCGTCTTCAGTGCGACGGCCCGGTAGTAGCCGGTCACGACCCCCATCGCGGACGGCGTCTCCAGGATCACCTCCTGGCACCGGCCGCACCGGGCCTTTCTCGCGGCGTCGGCCGCCCTCTCCTCCAGCGTCACGCTGTACCTCTCCTCACATCTCGCAGACGTCCTCGTAGGTGGCGTCCAGGACGGACAGCACCCGGTCGAGCCTCCCTTGCCGCTGGGGCCGGCTGCGGCCCTCCTCCCAGTACTGGATCGTCGACGGGTCGATTCCCACCTCCTTGCCGAGGGGGGTCCTCGCCCACCCGCGTCTGACCCGCAGGGCCCGGAACTTCTCCCCGCTGAACCCCGGGTAGGGGTCGCGGTAGTCGTAGGCGTCCACGCATCGCTGGCAGGCCGGAATGCCGTCCCGCTTGTGGACGATCATCCCGAAGCCGGTGCCGCAGTAGCCGGTCCAGTCCGGCAAGGCCTCCGGGTCGCCGATGGTGTCCGGGTCCCAGCACATCCGGGGCGCGAACTCCTTCTTGCGAGCGAAGGTGGACACGAACAGGGCGGCCCGCGGCTCGATACCGAGCTCCTCGGGCCAGCGGCCCTCCAGCTTCTCGTACAGGTCGGCGACAGCGCTGTGCGTGCCGTAGGTGACCGCTCCGACTCCCTTGGTTCCCCGCAGGAGGGCCTGGAAGTAGTTGCGGTTGCCGACCCCGACCCGCTCGGCGATCCACGGCAGCGGGAACCCGTCCCGCCACAGGGCGGCCAGCCGGCGGCGGGTGGCCACCGGCGAGATCATCGCCGTCGGGTCGGGCTCCTCGAACCGCATCGCCATCAGCGCGGTGTACGTCGCACGCTTCATGCCCTTGCGCGACGTCATCGCCAGGTTGACGAGGGTCCGCTGCGGGACCCTGGTGATCCGGGACATCTGGTTGTACGTCATCCCCTGGGCGTGAAAGGAGCGGACCCTGGCGCGAGCCCGCTCCCATTCCGTGCCCTTGACCAGCAGGGGTCTGCCGGTGCTGCGGAGGTACTCCTCCCGGCGTTTGCGCCGGCGGTACGCCTCCCTCTCCGCGTCCAGCGGCACGTACCCTCCCTCGGGTGATTCAGCAGGCTTCCTGGACCTTGATCCACTCGACGACGTCGTCGCGGGTGGTGAGGTGGATGACGCTGCCGCCGACGAACCTGAAGGCGATCACCTCGGTGCTGCCGACCGGCGCGTACACGTCGACCACGCCGGTGAACTCGACGGACTTCACGGCCAGGATCTCCACGGTCCGGCCGCGGGGGGTGGTGTACAGGTCGCCGGCGGCGGGGCTTCCGCTCCTCATGGGCTACTCGGCCTCCGTGTCGGCGGAGGACTCGCCCCCTGCCTGCCCCCAGTCCGGCTCACCGCCGGTGGCGACGGCGTGGACGATCTGCCGGGCGTCCTCGTCGGTGGCGAAGAACAGCTTGCCGGCCTGCTCGGGGGTGATGTCCAGCAGGCGCTGGGCGACGGCGGAGATGTGCCACGGGTCGGAGACCCCGAGGGAGCTGGCGAGCTGCGCGCTCTCGCGGGTCGGGTCGCCGTGCCGATCGTACACCGGGGTGCCGGTGGTGAGGTGGACGGCCCAGCCGGCGATGCACCGGGTGGTGCCGCACTCGTTCACGCTCTCCCAGGTGCCCTGGTAGTGCCGCTCGGGGGTGTTCTGGATCACTTCGTCGATCTTGCTGAACAGCTCGGTGTTCATGCTGCCTGCTCCTGACTCTCTGGGGTGGGAAGCTCTATGACCTGGGCGGGCGGGCCGGTTTCGACCCGCCCTTCGAGGATGCGGTGGGGGCACTGGCAGCACGCCAGATACCAGCATCCGGACTCGTACTGACGGAAGTAGGCGTGCCCCCGAGTGCACACTTCTACTCGGCCCAGTCGAGCATGGCGCGGCGGAAGTTCTTGATGGCACGCCATGCGTCGCCGCCGGTGTAGAAGGCCTCGGTCAGGGCGTACTGCCGCTCGTCGTACTCGTCGCAGCCCTCGCCGTTCACGATGATCGGCCTGTCGGGCAGGAGGAGCTTGACCGCGACGCGCTCCCAGTCGGTGTCGTCGCCGAAGCCGAAGTGCTCACCGAGACGCCACAGGGTCTGCATGGGCGTCTCGCCCGGCTCGCGGTTGAGCAGGACCGCCCAGCCGGCGAGGCAGGCGCGGGTGCCGCACAGGCTGACCTCGACCCAGATGGCCTGACGGTGCTGCTCGGGGTGCTCGGCGACCTTGGCCAGGACCTTCTCGGCCAGTTCCCTGCCGGTGATCATTCACGACCTCCTGGTTGTAGGGGCGCGCTCCCGACGGGACTCGAACCCGCGGCCTTCCGGCTGACAACCGGGTGCTCTGGCCACTGAGCTACGGGAGCTGGAACCCGGACCCTCGCACGGATAGGGCCACGTGCGGGGTCCGGGGTCTTCGGGTGCCGGTCTTCGCTCTTTCGATCATCCGTGCCCTCGTGGTGACTGACGCGAACAGAGCCCTCGGGTTGCCGGCTGTTCCCTGGTATGGAGTTCTCAAGGTGTTGCCCGAGACTCCCGCTGTCCCCCGGTCTCCCGGCTTCCAGCGGCGCCTGACTGAAGTATCCCCTGGGGAACTCCTCCCAAACACTCAACAGGAAAAATCTCCAGGACTGCTCACGCTACTACTACGACCTGAGCAACAGCAAGACCCCGCACCGGAGTCGTGATGCGGGGTCCTACCTGCGGGTACTACTTCGTGGCGGTGGGGCGGTCGGAGTCGCCCAGCTTCTTCACCAGGACGCCGTACGCGGCCAGGGCGCCCGCCGTGAGCAGACCACGCAGGCCCGCCTGGGAGAGGTCGAGCCCGTTCTGCGCCACGTAGGTGCCGGCGCCGGCGAGGAAGCCGGCCGCGACGAGCTCGGCCTGGCGCTTCAGGTAGTCCTTCATGAGTCCTCCTAGAACCCGGGGAACGGCCAACCCCACAGGATGTGGCCGAGGAACCAGACGGAGAAGGAGCCCCACAGCCCGCCGAAGACGACGGCCCCGCGCCGGGTGTGCACGGCGAACGCCTTCCGGGTGGTCTCAGAGAGGGTGTCACCCGGCTTCTTGGTGATCAGGGCGTAGGTCTCGTACGCCGCACCGACGGCGATGATCCCACCCCACACGTAGTCAGACGCGGCCATCTGGGCTCCCCTCGGTGTGTTGTCCCTTGGATTGTAAGGCGGATCGCCATGAAGTCCTTCGTTTCGAAGGGTTTTGGAGGGATCCCTTAGGGCACACTTGAGGTATCACCTGAACATCCCCTCACAGGAGGAACTGATCATGAGCCAGAACGCCGCCCTCGACAACGCGCTCACCGCACTCGGTAACGCCGGCAAGCGGGCCCGCGTCCACGACGCGCAGATGGTCATCAAGCTCCCGGAGCAGGTCAAGAACCTCGTCAAGGAGTTCGCCGCCGCCGACAACGTCTCCGACGCGACCATCGTGCGCTTCGCCCTCGCCGAGTACTTCGAGCGCCGCGGCCTCGGCCGGTAACAGCCGACCATCACTCGACAGAACACCGAGGGAGTACCACGTGAAGGAGAAGTACGGCCTGTCGCAGCTCGCCGACACGGCCACCGAGCTGGCCGGCGGCCGGGGTCACTACCCGGTCCGCCGGCGGGGGGAAGTCCGCCGGCTCGACCCCAACTGGGCGGGCATCGCCTGGCTGGAGGCGCAGTCCCTGGACGACACGAGGGAAGCGGAGAGGTTCGCCTACGGCGACGACACGACCATGGCCGGCCTGATCAAGACCCGCTACGTCGGCCGGTGGATGGCGTCCCAGCGGGGCAGCTACCCCCGGCCCGTGTTCGAGGTGTTCGGCCTGACCTCCTCGTCGACCCTGGGGGTGCGTGTCGAGGCCCCCTGCCCGGCGTGCGACGACTTCGCGTACACCGCGCGCTGCCGGACCCACCCCGACAAAACCCCGCCCGAGCCGGTCAATGTGCCGGCCCGGCGGCGGGTGGTCGGCATGGAACCGGCCAGCAACTCCGCCCCCACCGTCGACATCTCGTTCAACTCGGCCGGCACCATGGTGATCTCGACTTCGCGGGAGGCGCGCGATGGCTACTTCAACCCGTTCTGAGGGCTCGATCCTGTCCCCGTACGGGGAGGGGTACTGCACCCGCTGCCGGTTCATCGTCGGGCTGGGCCCGGACGGGAAGATGGACCGGCACACCCGGGGGGTGCACTTGGGCCAGTACCTCGCGCCGCCCGCGTGCGGAGGGTCCGGCCGGCGGCCGGCGAAGCGCACCCCGTTCGCCTCGGAGAAGTCACGGTTCCGCCACAGGCCGCAGGCGGCGGTGTGCGGGTGCGGCTCCGAGGTGAAGCTGGTCCGGCAGGTCGACGACCGGTTCACCTACAGCCGGCACACGCGGCCGGGCCTGGCCGGGGGGCTGTGCCCAAACTCGTTCATGCAGGTACCCAACTGAGGTAACACCTGCACGGTTTACCGATCAGGGTCCCCTGGGCATCATGTAGCCTGGGGGACCCTGTGTCTCTCTACGAGGCAACGCGAAGGAACGAGGGAGAGTAATGCCTGAGCCACTCGCAACGAAAGAGCAGGTCGCCGAATACCTGGGCGTCCACCCCGGCACCCTCGACCGCTGGGTCGGCGAGAAGGAAGGGCCCGCGTACGTCAAGGTCGGGCTCCAGCGGCGCTACGACTGGAACGACGTCCGCGCATGGGTCGACTCCCGGAAGGTGCAGCACACCTCCACCACGCCGGCGGCGTGAAGTGTTCCAGCAGCCGGCCGAGGCGCCGGACACCGAAGAGCACCCGTGGCTGGGGAACGGAAACCCGTTCGACCCGCTGGAACTGGCCGTCATGCTGCCGCTGTCGACGGACGAAGTGGCCGGCATCACCGCCGGCCTCCCCCCGGACATCCGCCTGGCCGTCGCCCGGGACCTGCACGACCTGCGCCGCACCACCGCCGACGACCGGGCCTTCGAAGAGGAAGTCGAGCACGTCCGGGCGAAGAAGAGGGCGCGGCACGAGGCGGACCGCCGGGACCGGGAGGAACGGGACGCCTACCTGACGAGTGAGGCGGGCCTGGAAGCCGCCGCCGCCTCATTCGAGTCGGACCTGATCGATCTGGACGACATCCCGGAGCTGGAGCCGGTCATCGACGGCTACCTGCACCGGGAAACCCTCGTGCGCACCTTCGGGCCGCCGAAGAGTCTGAAGTCGTTCGTGACGCTCGACATGGCGGCGTGCGTGTCGCTGGGCATCGAATGGCAGGGCCGGCGCACCGAGCAGACGACCGTCCTGTACGTCGTCGCCGAGGGCCTGCGAGGGGTGAAGAAGCGCCGGGACGCCTGGAACGAGCACCACGGCACCGAGATGAAGGTGATCTTCTATCCGAAGCCGGTGCAGATCGGCGACCAGGAGGAGATGTTCCGCCTCATCGCGTTCTGCCGGCTGCGGCAAGTCGGGTACGTCATCTTCGACACCCAGGCCCGCTGCACCGTCGGCATCGACGAGAACGACAACACCGAGATGGGCGAGATCGTCGCCGCGCTCGACATCCTGAAGCGGGAGACCGGCGCCTGCGTGCACATGGTCCACCACTCGGTGGGATCCGACCCGAAGAAGGCGCGCGGCGCCACCGCATGGGACGGGGCCGTGGACGCCGAGTTCTACACCAAGAGGGAGCGGGACGCCGACCTCGTGGAACTCCACACGAAGTTCCAGAAGGACATCGCCGAAGCGGAACCCCTGGAGCTGATCACCGTGGAGGTGGGGGCCTCCCTGGTGCTGGAGCGGGCCGGCGGCGACACGGGGCGTGGGGGTGGCACCGGGGAGGTGGCGCCGGCGCTGGTCTCCGACGCGAACCTGATCTACCTGGAGTCGATCCGGACCTTCGGGCCGGGCGGAGCCACCGTCTCGGACGTGACGACCGACCTGGCGGACCGGAAGGTGAAGCGGACCCGGACGGCGGTCAAGAAGGGGTTCGGCGCTCTGCTGACGAACGGGGCCGTCTCCCAGACCGGACGGGGGACCGCGGTAGTGCTCACCCAGGCCGGTCTCGTGGCGCTCGACGAGCACCGGAAAAAGTCCCCGGAGGGCCTGTTTTCCGACCCTGGGGAGGACTGAATCATGGGTGTCATTTCGGGTGTCGCGCGACACCTACGAATGACACCTAGCGACACCCATGGGTGTCATTAGCGACACCCGCTCTGACCTGCGCAATGACACCTAGCGACACCTACGATGACACCCGGACCCCTCTAATGACACCCGACCCTCTCTCCCTACGTAGTGGGAGAGGGGGTGTCAGGGGGTAGGTGTCGGTGAGAGTGAAAGAAAGAAGGATCATGCCCTACGACGAACCCGTATCCCTGGCCGTGTGCCCGTCCTGCTCGACCCCCGTCTACCGGGTGAAGGTGGGCGGGATCGAGTACACGGCGAACCTGGCCGCTCTCGACGCCCAGCAGGCCGTGGCCGAGGTGATCGCCGGCCGGCGCCTGTACCGGCTTACGTTCGTGGGCGGGAGCCCGGTGTCGCTCCGCCCGGCGGACAACCGGGTCCTGGCCGCTCTCAACCGGGAACCGGACGAAAGGCCGACGGTGGTGTCACAGCATCCCTGTACGGCCGTCTCCCGGCCTCTCACGCCGGGAACGACCTCCGGGAGCACCAGCGGCCCAAAAGCCCGGCAGGCGGGCGTACAGAGCCCTGCGGTCCGTACGACTCCGTCCTCGGCGCCCTCGACGGAACGCTCTGGTGCCCCCGCTGCGGACCGGCGCCCTTCTGATGTCCGGTGCAGCGAGTGCGGACAGCCGTGCGAGGACGGCACGTACGCCTCGATCGGCCTCGGTGAGCTGACGTTGTGGGCGGCACACTTCGACACGTGCCCCCAGGGGGGTCGCTGATGAGCAGGAAGAGGCCCGTACCGCG